TAGGATCTCGTTTTCATCCCTTCGCAAAAACCAATCCTGATCTAAGAGCCACCTAAGATAACCTGAATTGATAAAACAAATATCATGGCCCTTATATTTTCCAAAAGGCATTTTCATGGCTTCTCCTTATATCCATGATTTTTTGCCCATAGTTTCAATTTATCGAAGCTAAATACGTCTTCCGGTTTTAAGTTTTCCCCTATCCAAAAAATAGCATCTTCAAGGGCACAGTACCAAAAGTTTTCTTTCCAAAAGTTTTCTTTTTTCTGTTGGTCTAATTTTGTCATGGCTTCTCCTGAATGATATTGCTTTCATGTTTCTTTTGACAGTTTTTACACAACAGCCGGGGTTCACCGTTTATGTAAAAAATAAGTCCCTCACTAAACCATATCTGTTTCCCGCATATATCACAGGTTGTGATTTCATCTTCCTGAATCATTTTCTCTCTCTCTCAAATACCCCTGATACTCTTTACACTTCTTTCGGTATCGGCACTTCTCACACACTCTAACACTTACTCTAGGGTGATTTCTTCTATGTTTGCAGACTAGGTAAATCATGCTCTTTCCTTAAATGGTAAAAGCCCTTGTGGTGATATCATTCGATATTTTGCTATCTCACATGAACTTTCATCATCATCTATGCCAATAAATCGAAAGCCTTCTTTTAAGGCGGCCTTACCCGTTGAACCTGACCCCATGAACATATCAATGACTACTCCACTTGGCGGGGTCACAAGGCGACATAAATATCTCATTAAAGCCAACGGTTTGACGGTAGGGTGATTATTTCTTACCTTATTCATTGGGCGAGAAGAACCATCTGGATATTTACTCACAAAACTATCGGTATTTCTCATGTCTTCTCTGTATTCTGAATAAGGGACTTCCTTTTGGATCATCCCCTCCAATCCTTCATCTCGCTCACTCCTTGAAGCCTTCGCACAATAGAAAAATCGGGAGGCAGATCCAGAGTTGCCATAAGTATCATTCGCCACTTTATCGGGATTAAAGTGTTCATAAGTATTTTTATTCGGATTATCACTTATAAGGCGGGGGATTCCTGCAGACATAAATCCACTTTTGGTATTTGGGAATAACACTATTACTTCTTCGCTTCCGTCATGGATAAGGTTGGCAGGGAAACGGCCTTTATTAATTTTTTGTGTTTGTAAACCTGAATATTCTCCGTAAATTCCTTTATGCCTTGCAGATTCTTTACTTTGTGAATGAAGCTCTGTTTTGGTTCCTATTCTACACCCGTCTATATTCAATCCCCCTGTTCCATATTTCAGGATATTCTTGGCAACCGTGCCGATAATGGGTTTACGAGCAATTATAATGGGTTCCCAGGCTGGCTTGAGAGCGGTCCCCCAACCTTCCCATTGTTGGGCTTCGGGAGTGGTGGAAGTGGTAATCTCCAATGCCTTCATTGTATTATTTGCAAATGTACTTTGACTGTTACCACCATAACTAACTTTGTCTCGTTCATTCCTTTTTCCATATCCAACCACCTTCCTTTTTGCCCCTTTCATCTGGTCTATTTTTTTTGATATATTTAACGATTTCGGAAACCCTGACCCATATACCCACATGATAGTATCCCGTATCTCCCAGCCAGCATCTTCAATCGCACACATAAGCCTGTGGTGGGTTCGGGTTCCACCGAAAGCTAATAAATGACAGCCGGGTTTTGCTATTCGTAGGGCTTCTTTCCAAAAGGGAACCCCAGGGATGCCATGATCCCATTCCTTGCCCATAAATTTCAGGCCGTATGGTGGATCAGTTACTATTGAATCTATGCTTTCAGGCTCAAGCTCTGGCATTATCTCTAAGCAATCCCCGTGATAGATTGTAATATTTGGTTCTTCGTAATAAGGTTTGATCATTTAAGGCTCTCAATATATCTCATAAGGTTATACATATACCGGCCTCCCTGTGATCTGTTGTATCTCCGTTTTGAATCTTTCCGCGTTACTGTTACCATCTGATAAATGCAGTAAGTATATCTCCCGGACCTTACTCATATCGTTTGCCCTAAAAAAGTTTTTAGCCGTTCTCAGGCTCATGTGGTTTTTAAGTATTCTTTTTGTCAGTTCAGGGTGAATATGACCGAGCGTGACGTTGTCCATAAGGATCTCATTGTCATAATTTACACCGAGCATTATGTGGGTCAGTCCCCGGAACCTATAGGGGATATAATTGGTGTCAATCGCAAAAAGCACCTTATTCTCTCCTGATACCATGAGAAAACCGAGACAGGGGGCATCATGCACCAAGTCGAAGGGTTTAATAATCCAGGTTCCAATTTTAAACTGCTCCATGGGTTTGATAATATATAGCCTGTGGCCTGATAAATCCAAAGCCTTGGCCGTTTCAGGGCTCACGTAACAATCTACCCCGCATTGTAGGAGGTCCTTCAAGCCCTTGGCATGATCCATGTGGGCATGAGAGACAAGACACCCTGCGATATTGGATAGTTTGTAATTGAGTGCTTTCTTGATCTTCTTAACGGGAACCCCGGCCTCTATCAGAATAGACACTCCCTTGTCGCTTACCCGATACAGGTTCGCGGAGCTCCCGCTATGGTAAATGTTGATGTTCATTTCCCTAAAAATCCGGTCCTAGCTTCTTCTGACCATCCTCGCCTTCCCCCGTCTCTGTCCCTGCTACGGCCTTTTTAAGCGCATCCTGGGCCGTCTCACACTTGGAAAAGAACCTACAATTATTCTCACAGACCTCTATGGCGATTCTTTTTTTGAAATAGCTTTTGGCATCTGGATTTTCGCAATGAACATACACGCGACCAGAGCCGTTATTATCTGAGGTTCCTTCTTCATTGTCCGGCGTGTCTTCTTTTGCCTGTTCTTCCCGGGGTTCTTCCTGGCCGGATGTCTCTTTTACCTCATCAACGTCTATAAAGTCTTGATTGGCGTGTTCCTCAATTTCTTCCTCTATTGCATTTTCCGTGCGGACAACCTCGGAACGACTGGCGGCCAGCTTAAGGTGCTTATCATCCGAACTGTTGATAATCGGTTTACAGGTTCGGTTTATGATTGTCCTCTTGCACATTTCCTCGGTGAATTCATCGTGGGTAGAACCTTTCTTGATATCGCCCTTCTCAGTAATCGGTTTTATTTTGCTCATTGCCCAAGCCTTCTTGATTTCATCCATGGTCATAATATCAGAAGCTATTATTTCCCCTTCGTGATTATAGACCTCGCAATAAGCGGCAACGATATTCTTGGAATTAATGTTTTCAAGTTTCTGTGTATGCCTTGACACAATCCTTTTTCCCTTACTGAGCCTGTACTCGAATTCATCGCCTTTATACACGACCACGGCTGTAATATCCTCAATATCGGAATTCACCCTCTTGGCTAGTGCCTGCGTTCCAAAATAAGATCGCTGGAATACGAGCTGATTGCCGTACACGATAAAATAACCTTGAGCCTTCGCCGGATTGAGGCCGGTGATTACCATGTCCAGGAGCGCGTTATATATGCTGGCCGTTGTGCATACCTGTAATGCTGGCTTCTGATTCCTATCCACTACGTTTTGCAGAATCAGCCACGCTGATTTCAAGGCGTTCTGTGGGCTATAATCCGGTGGGAAGTGTAGCTCTCCGGAGTTTTGCAAGACCTTGATACGGTTGCTTACCGCGTCAATGGTCTCATTCTTTACGGGTAAGCCCCTCTCTCCTTGCTGTGTTGCTGGTAATTTTTCTTGTGGTTTACTCATGGTTTGCCTCCTTTTCTTCTTCAAACCCTTCTTCGGGGGGTTCTTCTTCAAAAAGATTCTTCTGTAATTCATCGGGCGTCATTGCTCTTTTCTCAATAACTTGCCCCGTATCGAGTCGAACGATCTGTACGGCTTTTTCGTTTTCTAAAAATTGAATTTCGCAATCTACATCGCGGAATTCATAGCCATTTTGAATCTTCCGAGCCAATACACCGATTTCTTCTTCTGTCAATTCACACGGTAAATGTTTTTTGGTTTCTTTTACTTCCATCAGATCCTCCTTTTAATTAAAATTTATTCTGAAACTACC